CTCGCTCGTGAAGTTGTCGATGTCGATCGCGATCGCGCCGATGTAGTTCCCGAGCTTCGTGTCCTTTATCAGACGGAGCCGCGTCTCGTAGTTGCTCTCGAGCTTCTTCCCGTTCTCCTCGAGTCCCTCGAAGTCGACGAAGATGTGACGAGCCATCGACTCCGCCGTGAGATCGTCCTCGATCTTCGGATCGAGTGTTCCCATCCGCTTCAATCGAAGGTGAGGCTTCATCTTGATCTCGAGATCCTTTTTGAAGGGTTTGAATGTTACCGCTCGAACCTTCACCCGGGCGCCCTGTCCGAGGTCGAACCATTGCCCGGTTTGTTCCGTTTCCGATCGTGAGAATTTAGAGATGTCCATGTCTGTTTTTCTTCTGTTGTTTTAACTAAAAAGCGCCCCGAGAGAATCCCGAGGCGCCGTGAGAGTAGAGGTCGAGATCTTAGACGTCAAGCTGGTCGACTTGGATCAAATAGCCCGCCGTCGAGTCATAGGTCGCTTGGAAGTTATTCGTGAGGATAATATCCGTATTGATCCCGTCCGCCGTCGGCGCCCCTTCGTCGGAGACGTACGCCTTCGGGATATGAATCGAGAAGAGATTCCCGGCCGCGTCGATGATCGGAATGTCGAGAGAGAAGCTCGTGTGATTGAGGAACTTCGCGAGGAGTGTCCCGTCTTCGAAGTAAGTCTCGAGAGAGCCGGTGAGATCGATCGTCCCGGATCCGTGCTCGAGCGTGAAGAGTCGACCGACCGCCGGACGTTCCCGGAGGTTATTGTTCAGCGCCATCGAGAAGGCCGAAAGGTTCACCGCGAGAGCGGAGCCATCGAGGAGGACCGCTCCGACGTTCGAGGTCGAGTTCACGATGTCCCGCGTGCTCGCGACCGTGTTCGCTCCGTCGCCATAGGTTGCCGTCCCGTCGAGCATCTTCGCCCCCATCATCCCGAAGGATTGAAGGATCCGAGCTTGAGCCTCCATCGTCACGCCCCACTCATTGAACGAGGATCCGATCACGGCATTGAATCGAGGAGTCGAAGGCCCGGTGAAGTGCTTCTCGATCAAGTAAGTCGAGAGGGTTGTCCCGTTGCGCCCGTAGTTCGACGTGATCGTGAGAGAGCTCCCGACTTCCGCCGTGTCGAGTGCGTCGCCGCCCGTGACGGTTGACGCGACCGTGAGGACCGTCGAGCTCGCGGAGACGAGTCTCTTGATCCCGTTATTCGTCGAGTTAGTCGCTCCCGCGACTTTGATATATCGCGCCGCCTGAGTTGTAGCGGAAAAGGTTCCGACCGTTGCGGTGATCGTTTCGGCCGTCTCGTCGATCGTTGCCGTCACGGCATCGGATGAAACAGAGAAGCCCGAGCTTTGAAGAGCTGCGAGGATCCAGTCGTTATAGGCTCCGATGATCATCTCGGTTTCGATCGATCCTTCGGCGCCTTGTCCGACTTGGACGACCCCGGCTCGAACTCGATCCGCTCGGATCTCTTCCGAGACGACCGTGTCCTTCCGGTGAGCTAGTGATTCCGAGACGAAGCGAACATCGAGAAGAGTCGAAGCCAAGTCCGGCGTTTCCGCGAAGGCCGTCTCGGCCGCGTAAGATAAGAGAGTTTTATTTGCGTCACTCATGATTTAGATATTTTTTGTGTGTTTCAATCATGGTCTTGTGATCACTCTCCGACCCTCAAAAGGGATAGAGACATTCCATTGAGCGAAGTCTTCCCTCGCTCCTGCGCGTTTAACCGACGGCGAGTACATCGTGACGGTCGTCGCCGAGACCGTCAAGTCCCGCCATCGCATCGCGACCCCGACGATTCCCGCCTTCAGGAGGGACGCATCGGAAGCGGATCCGAGAGGTGAGAAGATCTGAACGACGAAGTCCCCGCGGACCGTCTCGAGAGCCGATGACCCGATCGAAGACTGTTCTCCGCTCGCGAACATGATCGACGTCGCGATCCAGATCCCGGAGTCCGGTTGATCAAAGTCGACATTGTCCCATTTCACCGGGACGCCGGCGCCGTTCGCGTCCCAGTACGTCTTGAACTGCGTTTCGATCGCCTGTCTGATTTCAGAGTAAAAATTTGCCGGCATGGTTTAGTTCAAAGGTTTTCCGAAGGCTTCGATATTTGTCGCGACGTCGATCAGTGAGAGCCGGACGACCCCTTGCGGAGCTTGTTTCGATGTTCCGTTCTCGAGCGCTTCGGCGTACGGGAGATTGTTCGAGATCACGTACGCGTTGCCGGCCGTGAGTGCGTTCCCTTTCGCGATGGCGCCGGCGCCTCCGTCCGCCTTCTTCGCTGTTGAGAGATCCGCATCTTCCCCGGAGACGATGTTCCAGCTCGCCCGGAAGATCCCCGTGTCGACCGGGCTCCGATCGATCACTCGAGCGAGGACTCCGACCGCGAGAGCCTTCGTCTTCTGTTGGATCCCGCCGCGGGTTTTGTTAATCCATCTCGTCACGGCGCCGGTGTATAGAGCTTGAGACATCAGACGTTGACCTTCCTCGCGATTATAATCATGACCGAGTCGGTCGGATCGACCTTGAACTCGACGACCTGCCAAACATCGACCCCGATCGTGATCTTGTCGTCCTTCATCCAGTCCGTGACATTCGCGAACTCCGTCTTCCGGATCACGATTTGCATGTCGCCCGCCTTCACCCGATCGCCATCGATGACCATCTCGGAGACCGGTGAGGTGATCACGTCGACCGTGTCCGTCTGAGTTGTCGCGCCGGCGCCTCCCGTGCTCGGATCGTAAGCCGTCGCCGACGTGTGAGCATAGGAGGCGGAGACGACGATGTCGCTCGCGAGGTCGTACCCCACGGAGACGAGCGTCGGAATTAGTCCGTTGAGATCGATTCCCATTTTTTAGCCTCTCATCATTTTGACGGATCCGGATCCGAAGAGCGGTCTCCCGTACTTCGCGAGCCAGTCCGTGACGTGTTGCGGGAAGGGAGGCTTCTTCGTGTTCTGGTCGAACGTCACCTCGAGGACGCCGTCGAGCTTGAACCTCGAGATCCCTTCTCCGTCCGGATCCTTCAGTCGATCCGCTCCCGTGCCGGCGGACCCGAGAAGCGCGAGCGCGAGCTCCGCTTGTGCGTCCTTCAGGAATGGGTGAATCGTGTTCTCATCGAGCCAGTCGCCCCGCCGGAATGCGATCCGCGGGAAGACCGAGTCGCCCGAGTCCGGATCGTCGACGTCGTATCGAGGCCATTGAAGCGCCTGTCCCGCGTTCGTCTTGTATCCGTTCCAGTCGTACAGAGCGTCGAGGAGCTTCGTCGCCTGAAGGAGCGCCCGGATCTGATTGTCGGAGGACGCCGCGTCCCATCCCGCGGAGTTGAGACGATCGTCGAGATACGTGTCCGCTTCCGCTTGCGTGATATAGGAGTTCGCCGTCGCGATCCCTGTCCCGTCTTCGACTGTGATTGCTGTCGGCATGGTTTCGAGAGGTTAGATGTCCGGGTTCGCCGCGTCTTCCGCGAGAGGGTTCGCAGCTCGGATCCCGTCGGTCCTCATCATCGAGGCTCGACCGGTTGAGCTGTTCTGTCCCGCTGCGAACGCCTTCGCCGCTGCGAGATCCGAAGCGACTCGAGCCTTCCCGCCGTCGGTTGCTCTTGGCCACATTATCGAGTTCGGATCGTTCTGTTCGTTCGGGACGTTAGGATATTTTTCCGCCATTGAGTCTTACCTTTTTCTGCGCGGTTTTCTTCGCCGCTTGTTTCGGTTTCTTTGGCTTCTGGACGACTGGCTTCGGGAGAGGGACGACCTTCTTCGGTTCTTCTTCGATCGTCGTCTTCTCTTTCAAAGTCTGAACTCCGTTCAAGTCCGCCTCGCTCGTGAGTCCCTCGAATCCCGGATCCGCGGCGCCGGAAGCGATTGTCTTCCCTACGAATCGAGCCGCCCGGTCTCCCCGCTGCGGGAGCGATCGAGGAGGCTTCTGTCCCTTTGAGAGGACCGGCATCCCGGATGGAACGTCGGAGGCTTGATCGATTGACGGAGGATCTTCAGGAGGTTGAGAGAGCCGCTCGTTCGCG